GGATGCCGTCACGTCGGGCATGTTGCGGGACATTGCGTTTGCCTGCGGGGTTGCGCGAGTTCCGGCCGTGCTTCCGGTCGGCGTTTATTACGCAAATTACGCGCAGCCTACAGGCGAAAACCTGCAGCGGTTAATATGGCTAAGCGATGACGACGCCGCGAAGTCGCGGTATGATCTGGGCGAGCGGGTAGCCGAGGCGGTCGGCTTGCCGCTGGTTTCGCCGCAGCGTAATTGTCATTTTTTGGTGTCAGAAGCCCTTTACAAATCCGGCGATCTTGGTATCTTTTGCGCATTGATCAATACGCCGTACGCGGCATTAGAAGCCCTTGCAGCAGGCGCGCCGGTGCTCGGAACTGAAACTGGCATCTTCGCGGACATGGCCGAATCCGGCGGCGTAGGGCCGTTGCCGTTCGAGGCCGACGCCCTCGTGGCCAACGCCGTTGAAGTAATCAGGGCGCTACAAAACAACCCCGAGTTGTATCAGCGGATGAGTTATGCCGCGGCAACCGTCGGGCGCGAGTACGACTGGGCCGTACTCCGACAACCGTGGCTGGAGTTTCTACAAAGCCTTTAACAACATAAAGGGGGTTGCATGGAAGCGACCAAAACCCAGACGCGACCACGGAAGGTCGCGCGCGATCATTCCCATAACAGTGTGCTGTGCGCGAGAAGCGTTGCGCTGTTAAATTACTACCTGCTCGGCGAAGGTATCTTGCCGTCGGTGCCGCAGGCCGACATCAACGGCTACGACGTCGTCACCGACTATAACGGGAAGATGCAGCGCGTGCAGGTTCGCGCGACGGGGTTCGCCCGCGGGCAGAAAAAACCGCCAGAGTCGCCCCGCAGTTTCACGTTTTCCATCCTTCGCAACAAAAAGAAGCGACGGATAGGCGACGTCGAATTTGATCTGCGCCGGCACTTTCAGCCGGGCGAAGTCGACGTTTTTATTTTTATTCACGTCGACTATCAAAAGATATTTGTCGTAGACGCCGAGATGATGGACTTGTCCAAGACAAAGTTTACGGTGTATGCCGGCCAGTCATGGGAACAAGCGTGGTGGGTGCTGAAGAACGGAGGACGTAACAATGTTGGCTGATTTTTTGAACACAATGCTGGGCGATTTGCAGAACGAATGGACGCATCTGCAATTCTATCTGTATCACGCCAGCGCCGTGACCGGGCTGCACGCGCACGAGTACAAAGAGTTTTTAACCGCTTCGGCGGCGGGCGAGATGCAGCACGTGCAGCAGTTTCTTGACCGGCTGTTCGGGCTGGGCGTCAAGCCGCTGACGACAGCAGGCCGGCAGTTTCCCGTGTTTACTGAAGTCGAAGATATTTTGAACTACGCAATTCTGCTGGAGACCGAGGTGGCGAACAACTACGCCCACCGGCTGACGCAGTTGGAAGAACTGGCCGCCGCGCATCCCACGCAGGCGGCTTACTTGACTATCTTTTATGAGGACCAACTGAAAGACAGTTACGAAGACTGCGAAAAGATTCGCCGCATCATGGCGCGGCCGTAATCCCGTGCAGCACAGGAACTGGAAAACAAACATGACGGCAGTTATGCTCGTCGCGGCTGTACTGTTGTCAGCCGCTGCGTTATCGTACTTTTTTACTGACGTAAACGGCACGGGCCCGCGCTAGTTTTGCCCGATAGCACAACGGTAGTGCGGCGCACTGTTAATGCGTAGGTTGTAGGTTCGAATCCTACTCGGGCAGTTTTTACATATGGAGGAAATCATTATGGCTGACCGCTTTGATCTCGAAACAGATATCACAAACTTTTACGGCATCGCCGACGATCTCGATATGCTGGCGTCGGCGATACTGGAATCCAATTTGAGCGACGATGACATCGCCAGCGCGCTTATCGGCTTGGCCGTGCTTACGCGACTGAAAACCAGCAAAGCGTTTAGTTCGTTCACCGAAGTGCTACAACTTGACCAGTACGCGCCAAAAAAGAATGACTGCTGTCAGGATTACAAGTAATCTATGCTCGTGCAATCTATTGTGTCGACGTTGCTGTTGCACAAAAACTGCCCGCAGCGGGACGAGCGCTTTACGTTTTCGATGTGCGCTGACTGGGCGCGGTCTCTTGTGGCGCAGAATTTAAACGGTGTGCTGTTGCTAAGCGGTATTGCCCCTGCTGGCGAAATGCCGTGTGTTCCAAACGTCGTTGTCATACGCGTTGAAACGTTTTATCCAGACTGGGAGATTCTGCAGCACTGGAACGCTATCGACGCAAGGTGGATTCTTTATCATTATTTGTTGTCGCGCGCCAATTTTGACGCCGCTTTTTTTACCGACGTGACAGACGTGGTCGTGCGAAATAATCCGTTTCCGCACATTGCAACCAGTACGCTGTACTGCGGCGATGAAGTTGGGCAACCGTCGGGAGAAAACACGGTATCTCATCCGTGGCTTCGTGATCTCGCGCATAGCCGGGGTACACCAGCCATGGCGCGGCTGTTCGACGAGCAGCCTGATTTGCCGCTTTTAAACTGCGGCGTTGTTGGCGGAAAACGCGCTGTGCTGTTTGATTTTTTTCGCGTGCTTATGCTGGCGGGATTGCGGCAAGACGAAAAAACAGTCGATATGGCGTTTTTCAATTACGCGTTATACTCCGGGCTGTTCCCGCATCGCGTTGTCCACGGCCCGCCGGTGACATCAGTGTATAAGCAGTACCAGAACCGCGACGACGTATGGTTTAACCATAAGTAACATTATGCAGCCTTTTAGTTGGTACACGGCCGCGACGGTGTTTGTGGTCTACATTTTTTTCGACATTTTGTACGCGCTGTACGTTATTTGCGTTAGCCGTCAGCAGGCCATGGCTGCCAGCGCCATTAGTGCCGTGCTGTATAGTCTGGGCGCGTACGGCGTGATGAACTACCTGCACAACCCGTGGTATCTTATTCCGCTAGCGTGCGGAGCGTTTATCGGCACGTATGTCGCTGTAAAATACATGGGAAACTGGCACGCATGACGCCGTTTCGGCACACCACCATCGCCATTGATTTCGACCGCACGTTCACCAGCGACGTCGAATTCTGGCGGTTTTTTATTCGCCACGCCGCCCGCCGCGGCCATAAAGTTATCTGCGTCACGGGCCGCACCGAAAGCCCGTTCACCAAGCGCGAACTATTTTCAGTATTTGGCGAGAAAACCTACAGCCTGCTGCACGACGTGATTTTTTGCAATCATTCGCCCAAGCGCGACAGGACACTGGCGCTGGGTTATAAGATAGATATCTGGATCGACGACATGCCCGAGGGTATTGGCGCGACCGATAAAATCGTCTTTGAAAAACTCGAAGATATGTTTCCGGTGTGCGAAACGCTGCCGGTTTTTACGAAAGGTAACGTGGACCCAGACAAGGTGTGGACGCCATGAAAAAGAAACCAACCAAAAAAGCCCCGAAAGCCAAAAAGAAAAACACCGCGCCGAAGAAGAAGACCCGGATCGAAAAGTTAGAGGCCGTCGTGAGCGCGTTAAACCTACGCATTCAAACGCTCGAATCTATCGTGCAGACTATGGCGCCGACCGTGGACTTTGCCGGGGCGGACAAAAACAGCACGTCGACAGTTGGCGGCATGCCGTATGTGGCAACGTCGTATCCCGTGTATATGGACTACGCCGGCTTCCTCGCGGCAATGAAAAAATGACGCTACCCCGCGAGCGAACCCGGGCGGTCGTGAACGTGCATGACTTTCTCGTGCGCTTAGTAAGCCCGTACAACGAGAACGGTATTAAGAAGATACCGCGGGCTGTCCGTGAGGAAGCCCTGTGGTTACTCCGTCACTATCCGCGGCCGTATGATATTCACGCCGCCGCCACGTGCGCGCCAGATGTGTTCGACGCGCAGGAAATACTTCGTTACGACGAGGAGCGCAAGCGCGGCGAATTTGCCGGCTAAGTGTATACTTGGGGCTTTGGAGGTCCCATGAATATTTATTTAGTCGGCATCGCCGCCGGCCTGACTGGCGTCGTGCTGGGGTATTTAATTGCTCGGCTAGATAGTATTTACAGTCTTTTGCGCCAGCAACCCGCAAATAACCTGCCCGAACCGTCAAGTTTTTTTGCAACAAAACTTGACAAAAAACAAGCGGCCGTCGAAGCCCGTGTTGCCCAAGTCGCGATTGACGAACGGAAGTTTGTCGCGGATATTAAGACCGACAACATCAGCAAAGTAAACGAACTGGAACTGGGCAAGAAAACAACCCAGCAGGACACACTGAATCAGTCGGTGTCTAAACTCGCTCAATTGAAAGGACGCTAATCATGCCCAAAGGACTCGACGTCGGAACTTCGTATATCGTGCTGGCTCAGGGCGGCGAAATGCCCGTGAGTTTTACCAGCGACGACCAAACGGATTACGTGGAATACAAAGAGTTCCGCGACGCTTTTTATGTTATCAAGCCCAGCACTCCGGTCGCCACGAAGATGATCGAGAAAGGGCTGCAGGGTAAGACGTTCGTGCGCGATGAGGACGGCAAGTTTATTATTCTCGGCCAAGACGCTATCGAGAAAGCCGTGGAGCGCAACGACTCCGCGAAGCGCCCGATGTACCGGGGCGTCGTCAGCCCTAAAGAGAAAGAAGCCAAACGCGTGCTGGCATATATTCTCAAAGAAGTCGTCGGACAGGCAGACGAACAGGGCGAAAAGATTGTTTTTTGCATCCCCGCGCAGCCGGTGGACCAAGAAGACGACGACTTTGACGTTGGCTATCACGAAGACGTCGTCACCTCCGTGCTGTCCGGTTGCGGCTACGCGCCCAAGGCCATCAACGAGGCCGAAGCGTTATGTTATTCGGAACTGGAGCACGACGATTACACCGGCGTGGCGCTGTCCTGCGGCGCCGGCATGGTCAACGTCTGCGTCATGCTTAACGGCGAGCCGACCGTGATGTTTTCGACAACTAAATCCGGTGACTGGATCGACCGCATGGCTGCTGTCGCCACCTCCGAACCGGATTCCGTCGTGCAGGCCGAAAAGGAGCAGGGCGAGTTTACCATTGGCGGAGACGTGCCCGACAACACTGTGCTGGCCGCCGTGCAGGCATATTACGAGCGCCTGATCGACTACACCACCAAGACGCTGGCTGCCGCGATGACGGGACATAAGTCGCTGCCGAAGTTCAAAGAACCGTTGCCGATTGTGATTGGCGGCGGGACTTCACGCGCCAAGGGATTTGTCGAAACGTTCGCGAAGAAACTGGAAGCCAACGAGTTTCCGCTGCCCGTCAAAGAAGTTCGCCACGCGCGTGATCCGCTGCACGCCGTTGCCCGTGGTTGCCTTATTGCGGCGAAAGTACTGTGAAACTAACTATGGCCGCTCTTGTATTGTGGCTGCGCCGCTGTGCGACGTTGGCCGGCTGCTTGCTGCTGCTCGTCGGCTTTTGTGCTGCTGCGTGGCCACTGCCGTTATTCGTACTCGACGACCCGACGTGGTACGTGGTGCATGTGCTGCAAGTGCCGATTGATAAAGACCGGAGTGCTGGCGCTGCGCTGCCGTATCTCTGGTTGTTTTTCACACTGCCGTTTGGCGTTATCTTGATGGCGCTCTCCCCGTTGTTTTTTTATCTAGGCAAGTCACACGAGGCAAAACATGACTGAAAAAGAATTCCTGAACTGGCTGCGTGGTTTTTTTGAGTTAGCCAATCCGACGAAACTCAACGCCGAGCAACTAACGCGCATCAAAGAAAAACTGCAGAGCGTCGTGTCAAGCAGCGACGAAAAAAACACGTAGCCGCTGCTCGAAAAAAGTAACGCGCATTCTCGACAGGCCCATGCGTACTTGGTACCATGGGCCTTTCTTATTGATAGAGACTGCTGTTAAGACAAGGAAGTCGTTATGCGGCGCAAATTCGATGGTATTATTATTTCGCATCTGGGTAACATCGATGGGCGCCACGAAGAAAAAGAAAACACGCTGCCGTACATTCAAAAAGCCCTGAAAGAAGGCTGGCACGTGTGCATTGACGTGCTGTTTCGCAGTGGCAACTTCTTGCTCCCGCACGATAACGGGTGCACGGCTATTCCGCCGGCGTTATTGTCCAAACAACGGGTATGGTGCCGGGCCTACGACGCCGACACCATTGACGCGCTGTGTAATGTAAATGCGCACTGCTTTTTAATGAGCAAAGACTTCATGTCGTTAACAAGCGCGCAGTTTATTTGGACGCTGCCGCCACACGCGCTGGTTTCTCGGGCAATCGCGGCGTTTCCGGAACTCGCCGAGCCCGACTGGCTGGAAAACGCCGAACCAGCCGGCCTATGCAGTAACGAGCCGATCCGGTATATCTAAAAACGGCTCTTTGATAATTCGCCTTCCGCGCCCGCTTATGAAAATAGGCGCCGGCGTTGTAAAATCAGTGTGTACCGTAAGTTAGTCGTGGCGGTCGGCTGGTTAGAGTTTTGTAAGAAAGACAGGGATGTTTTTCTTACAAAATTGGTTTCGTGGTCAGGTTAGTCGTGAACACGAATGGAGGAACGGCAAATACCGCACGGGAGAAATTTCTTCTCCCCGAAAGTTGCCGTGAAAATCCGGTTTCGGCCGGATTCGGACTCGCGGATAGGGGATCGCGAGAACTTACGGTACACATTTTTAAATGCGTAAATAGAGGCTGCCCAAGCAGTTGCGTCGATGAGTGACGAGAATTTAACGTCTTTATCGGTATTCGCGAGCGCGTTTGGCGTGGCGGCCTTTGCCGGGCTCGCGACGCTTTTGCGTTTCGCTAAAAAACTTTCTAAACTATCGGTACTCAGCGCGATGCTTAATTCTGGTTTTATGGGGTTGGCTATTTCGTTGCTGTGGTACCAAAATTACAGCGAAGCGAAGAATATTTACGGGTTAATCGGCATTTGTGTTTTGGCCGGATTAGGTGGCGGCACGTTAACCGACGTTTTTATGTCGCTGCTAACGGGCGCCGGCATTAAAGTCACAATTACGCACGAAAGGGACGCGGATGGCACCAATCAACACAGTGACGGCGACGACCATGAATCAACACGTGCGTAATCAGATGAGTGTAATGGCAGGCGTCGCAGCGATTTTATGCGCGTGGGTTCTTTTTTTGGCCGCGTCGTATACGAAACACCTGCGCTCCGAAAACCGAGGTGCGTACCCGATTAGCGTCAGCGCCCCGATGACGAGTAATCAGTAGGCCCCGCGCCCAGAGGAAATTGGGCGGCACCAACATCACGGGGCGGTTATGACCAACTTTTCTGTTATCCATATCGACCAATGCCTGCAGGATGTTACCGCGCACCCGGCGTATCACGCGGGTCACGCACTGGGCTGGCTGTACCGCGGCAATAAGTCCGCCGCCACGAATCACGCGCTCGCCGGCCGCCTGTATCTCGCTAAAAGTGGCTGGCTGCTGCTTTCTGTCCCAAACGCGCTTGTCCGAGGCGTGTACGACGCGCTGGACGTCGCCGGAGCCGAACTGCCCCGCGCCGGCACCATGAACGTACCGAATGTCGATGCGGATGTATTGAACGCGCATATCTCGGTGATGAATGCCGATGAGGTGCAGCAGATCGGCGAAAATAACATAAATGAGCGCGGGCGGATGTTTGGCTATTCGCTCGGCGCCCTCAAAGAAATCACCCCGCGGAACGTCGAAGGCATCAGCAAAATTTGGGTGATTCAAGTGGTCAGCCCTGAACTGGCCGCATTTCGCAAAAGTTATGGGTTGTCGCCGCTTATGAACGACGATCACCCGTTTCATATTACTGTGGCCGTTCGTCGCAAGCATGTGCTGGGCAACAACAGCGTCAGTAAAGGCGTGAGCGACACTGCCGAGGAGCAAGCGGTTTCAAGCCGCGGCGAACTAAAAGCCGCTTCCGTCGCTGAAAAACAGCAACCAAATACACTTTCCCGCTCGGGACAAAAAGACCTTTTACCGGGCGGAGAAGCCGACAATTTACCCGATCGGGAATTTTCTACGAAAGACCTTGCCGAAGGAGCCTTGCATGAGCACGAACACACACGAAATGATCAAATCGCCAAAGAAATTGCCAAGGATCATCTGCACGAAGACCCCGCGTACTACGAAAAAGTCAAAATGATTGAAAAAGACGCGATGCCGGAGATTGTGCGCAGGGTCACAAAAAGCGCGGCAAGCGTGTACGTGAATCAGGCGTTAAACGCGCTGAACACCCGACAGCCAATTCGCTACGACCATAACAAGCCGGTGTTTCAAAACATTCAGAATCAACTTGCTGAAATGAAACGCCGCGGCGATTTCATTATGCAATCGCGGCGTAATCATGAGATGTACATGTCGGCGTTAAGCCCGCAGTATCGGCACCAGCGCATGATGCAGGCGTTCCACGGACAACTGCCGCAGCAAAATTTGTTTGATACCGTTGTAGAAAACTACGGCGACCAGATTCTCGGTCAATTTCAGAGGCCCCAATGAGCAAACTTCTCGACAAACTTGGCGGGCTGTGGAGAAAACCAACGCCGCTGCAACCAGACGTTCCCGCTCAGCCGGATTCCATTCCGTGGGTGCGTGTAGGCGTTATCCTGCGCTCAATCCCGTTTAAGAAATTATTGCCGGCGTTTTTTGCCGTGCCAACGCTGGTGTTTTTCGCAATCAGCGGGTTGGTGGCGTGGATAATGCTAGTGTTGCGATTTGCGGTCAACATATTTAATTTGTGGGCGTAACATGACGACTGCCGAGGAATGGAAAGCCGTGCCGGATCGTGTGGCTGCGTTACTTAAGCAGGCCATCGAGGTTCGCGCTGCCTACGAGAAAATTGCAGAACAGACGGGCGACTTGGCCGGTAGTTTGGCGACATGGCTTGTAAACGAAGATGTGTTGGTGTGTTACCGGCCAAACGCCGCGAGGCAGGTAAAACTAGCGCACTTGGACAACGGGCCGTGCTTTCGTATTCGCGACCTATCTGCGCAGCCAGACTGGAACGAAGAAATACTTATTAAGACAGCCGCGATCCCGTATCTTTCGCACACGTTTGATTTTGCTAACAAAGCCCTTGGCGGCGCGACTCCATTATCGAACGGTATCGTGTCGGCGCTCATGCTTGGCGGGTTAGGTTATGGCGCCGGCGCACTCGCAGAAAATCTTTTTCCGGAGCGCTATATCAAACGAGGGCCACTTCGGCGCAATCTGGGGTTAGCCGGCGCTGCCGCCGGTGTCGGGCTTGGTTTAAACAATGCCTACGCCACGTCGAAGAAGATGCGGCAGGGATTTTTGCCGAGTCTACTTACGCCGAACGATACGCCTGTTCCTGCACTTCCCGGCGACGAAAAGGTTGGGTTTTATTACGGCGCGCAAAACGAGTTATTTAACAACACAGGTGCCATGTTTGCGCCGACAATTTCAGTGCCGCAATTTAACGCGACAACATGGAACGATGTGCAGCGCGGAATGTATACTGGTAATACGCAGTTTACGCCGCCTGCGTACGCCGCCGCCGCGACTGGGCTAATGAGCGGAATTAGTACCGCGCAAAACTCGCCAATTATTCGTCCCGTTGACGTCATTCGCGGAATTGCATCAGCCGGTGTCGGACTGGCGACGGCAAACATTGCGGGCCGGGCGTTATCGGCGTTGGCTGGTTTAACGCCAGCCGGACAAGCAAAACTTCAAGACATGGGAATGTGGGGCGGAATGATGCACGCCATCGTCCCGTCGATCTTTGGCAAATAAGGACACACACATGGAAACGAAACAAAGCATTGAAACTGTGACGGCTGATCTTCGCGTGCTCAATGAACTCGCGAGCAAAACAGCCGACAAGGACACGTGGCTGACGCCGGCGTTTTGGACAATGGCTGCCGCCGCGGCGACCAATTTAATTACTGTCGCTGTGTTAATTGGCTGGGTCGACGCTGCCAATGCGGAAGGGCTCACGAAGTCTGCCACGGCTTTAATTGGCGCGGCGCAGGTAATTGTGGTGAATAGCGTCCTTGTCTGGAAGTACATTGCCGGACAGAACGAAGTGCAGATACAAAAAATGTCGGCGCGCTATCATTACATGGAGGCGATTGCCGTTGAAAAACTGCGCGCAAAGGAATGACGCCAGAAGAACTAGCCGTTAAAATTGAACAATCGCCGCGCTTAAAAAAACTACAGGCTGAGTTACTAAATGAAGTTTCGTTTCGCGCGGACACGTCGGTGCAATTAGACCCGATTCTAATTGTGACGATTATTTCTATTGTGGTGCAAATCGTCATTCACTGTCGCGAAAAGCGCAGTGCTGACGATTTGATTGCCGACATTAAAGATATCAGGTCGTTACCGCCCCGCCGGCTGATTCGTCTGCGTCGCCGGCTGAATACACTGTGGCGTAATTGCTGCGCTGACCAAAGCGCCGATCCGGCTGCCGGCAATCCGCTGCTCGCCGCAGTGTACGAACTAGGCGAAAAAGTTGATGACGAAACACTGCAGGAATTAATTGATTTGACTACAGGGACGTGAGGGCACCATGGCAAAAAAATCAACACCGATTAAAGACGTTATTCCGCCGGCTGAAACGCTGCGCTTTCTTTACAATCTCGGTTATTTTGGCTCACTGCCGTGGAACAAAGTAAAAAGTATCCGCGGCGCTGAACTTACCAAAGCGATTAAAGCGTATCAAAAATTTAACGGGCTGAAAGGCGACGGGCATGTAGACGAGGAAACAGCCCACCGCATTAGCCGGCGTCGTTGCGGACTGCCGGACTTTGGTCTTACGTCGCCGGGCGGTACGACGTGCAAATGGCCCATGCGTGAAATTTCTTATTTTCACGATATGACATTACCGGGCATGACGCACGACCAAATTATTGCCGCGTACGATATCGCGTTTGGACAGTGGGCCGCCGTGTGTGACATCGAGCCAAAGCGGGTAGAGCGCAAAGAAGTTGCGAATATTTATGCCCGGTCCGGCCGCGGGAAAAAACATAACTTAGACGCGCGTGGCGGCACGTTGGCGTGGAGCGAACTGCCGTGCGATGTCGCGCCGCACATTCAACTAGATCAGATGTTTGACGAAGCCGAAGATTGGTCGTTTAACATGGCTGTGGCTGTAATGTGTCACGAACTCGGGCACGCGCTTGGGCTGGGGCATTTAAACTTCGGTGCGTTGATGGCGCCGTACTACGATCCAAACGTGTCGAAGCCACAAGACGAAGATATCGAAGAAATCACAAAACTTTACGGAAAGCCGACAAAGCCGCACGCCATAACAGGCGGCGCGATGCAGATTAACGGCGAAATTGTTATTAACGGCCAACCGTATGTGCTGGTGCCAAAAACTTGATAAAATACCACTGTCTTTTGTAGGAGAAAATTTATGTCGCAATTTCAATTAATTTCGCTCGCCCTGCTCGCTGCTGTGGCGACCGTTGCCTACCGCAACGAATTACTGGCTATCGTGAAAAAGTTTGTGGGTAAGAAAAGCAATCTTGACGTAAAGTCTTCTATTGCCGTAACCATCGTAAATGACTTGCTGTCGGTCACAGAACTGCGTGACAAGTTAGCGGCAGAAGATTGCCCGGATGGCGTCGAGGCGTGCACAAATCTTCTGCGTGTCATCGTCGAGCAAACAAAGCCGACGAAGAGCGCGGGCTGAAAAGTAAAGGTGCTACATGAAAAAACTAGTGTGGGTTGCTGCTGGCGTCGTGCTGCTGTCACTTGTGTTTCCAAACGGTATTTCGTTGCCGCAGCCGAAACCTGATGTTGTCACGCCGGTCGGAGAAACCGACTCGACGATGGTGGCGTTACTGCGGACTGCCGACGCTGCCGATAAGGCGCGTATCGTCAGCGTGTACGAAGGCATGAAACGCGTAATCAGTCGTGATGGCGGCAAGCGCGTCAGCAACACCGAGAAGTGGGCTGAATTTCAGGCTAACACGCTGCAACTCGCGATCGAACAGCCGGGCAAATACCCCGGACTCGATGTTGCGATTGACAACGTGTTTTTAAAGCAAGTGGGAACAGACGACGTCATTCCGACAAACCCTGAGACGCAACAAAAACTTTTGAAGGCTTGCGAGATAATCGTTAACTCAGCGCGCTGAGTTACGAAATCGCGATATGGAGGCGCAATAATTGTGACGTTGTTACTACCGTTTTTATATTGGTGGGCCGCGTTCATTCTTTTTGTTATCATATGGGCAGCCATCCGCGCGCGGGTTATTGGGACACCGCGTTTGTCGGTGGTGCAAGTCAGGAGAGATTACATGGCAGATTTGCTGACATATAACGTAGTTGCTACCGCCGCTGTCGATTCGGACGTGGTGGGTCGTGAACTTGTTGTATCTGTTAACGGCGATGTAAAGCCGACGGTGTATTTTGCCGGCAACACCACTGAACTCGGTTCGGTGACAGTGCCGCAGAATGCGGAAGTTGTGCTGACGCTGACCGATGTTGATGACGCTGGTAACCGTTCGGAACCGACGTCGTTAATTTTTGTCGCGCTCGACACGCTCCCGCCGTCTGCGCCGGGTAGCATCGGCGTGACGCTGGTCGGTGAAACAGCCGCCCCGGTTGAGCCGGCGGTCGTTCCGGAAACGGACGTTTCGACGCCCGAAACCGAGGGTTGAGTATGAAACGCCGCTCGCCGCGTAATGCGGCGGGCGGTTATTTT